GGATTGATACTGTGTATACGTCTGTGACAACCCCAGATATTACTTTTCTTTCGGCTGTAGCAGTCGGCGGTGTAATAGGAAAATATGATCCACTATTTGGTACAGCAACAATCTGTGATTCATACCAACTTCTGATGTCATTGAATCCCGTTAGATTGGTTTCTCCTTCAACATCTTTTATCCTGTATACGACTAATGGCCCGGTTATTAAATGGACACCAGTAGCCGTAAGTTCCATCGATGGACCAGGGCCATAAGTGTTTACCGGTTTCCTAAGTATCAAGGTAGTTGTGCCTATTGTAATAGTCCCAAAATCAGGGAGATCTTCTGTCTCTTCCTCCTGCTCTTCCTTTTCTGCAAGCAATACCTGCAATGCTTCTGCTGCATTGATTAATTCAAATGAGGCGTTTAAATATATACCAGATTGAGTACCTGTTGGCGCTGAATTAAACCAACATTCAATACTGTTAAATGTTTGCCCTCCTGGACCGGAGCATGATAATGTAACAGTAGCTCCAACAAGGCCCGTAGTTGATGGGTCGTCTTCTAGGATCTTTAAATCACGCCATGTATCATATAAATACAATAAATCCAGCCAGTCCGCTGGTGTCATAAATCCAGTTATCAGCCACTTACCAGCAGTTCGCCCTCGTTGAGTATTTTTTTCATCGTAACCAAACGGCTGTTCTGTCAGGTATAAATCATTAAAAACTATTCCATCTAAAGTTACTGACATTAGATGCTCCGCGTTAAGGTATCCAGATAGGCCGCATTACCAGTATTCCTTACTTTAACATCCACGTTCCAATCCTTGGTTGCCAATCGATCGACAGCTTTTGCAAGCTTAGCTATTTGTATCGCTTGATGAGATTGTATTCTCTTCATATCAAGGCTGCCCTGGTTGCTTGCAGTTGATTGAGCCGACAAGTAGCGGTTCAATAATCCTACCATTAGTTTTGCCTCTTGACTTCTCGATGTGTTGCTTACACCAATACTTGCACTAGTTACACCATTTCTTGCTCCTTTTAATTTACTCCAAATATTAGCAGGTATAACAGTGCCGGAACTGGTGGGCCTCCATGTGGCATTCCTCGGTTTCATAATGGCCGATAGATTACCGGAATTGCTTAAGAATCCTTCTTGACCAAGTTCATTGACTCGATAAGATGTACCAGCAGAAACTGGTCCACCCGCCCAGCGCCCAGCCGGCTGGCTACTGATGTTTATGACTCCATTGAGTTTAATTTTTTCTGGAATACTTGCTATTGCTTCATTTATCCTTTGGGCAGCGTCCGCAGCAGAGTTCATCCCAGTAGCGAATAAATCTGCACTTTTTGCAGACTCCTCTGTCTGCTTGGCAATATTCTCGGACGCATATCCCCACTTCTCTGTATCAGCGGGCTCTGGCGGCGGTTGTGGTGATGGGATCTGTCTAATTTGTTCGCTATAGTCTCCAATCTTATTTGCACCATCGTCCCATTGCTTATTGTATTCTTTCAGCACTGGCTGACTGTCAGTAATCCCAGATATGGCGAGTTTAGCAGTTTGTATTGCAGCTTTATATGTCTCTAACGCAGTCGTGTCATACCCCTGGGCTACAGCCCATTCATAATCTTTTGTCGCTTGATTCAATTGTAATTGTGCATCTTTTAATGCTTGCGTACTGGCAAGAATAACCTTTTGCCTATCACTGGACTCAGAGCCCGACAGGTTTGCGAGGCCTGCTGCACCATTTCTTATGGCTTGAATATTGATCTCCGCTGCTTTTGCTTTTGTCGTATTTTCAACTGCTTTTGTGTAAGCCTCAAGCGGTTGAATCGCATTACTAAAAGAATTCCTAATCGATTCACCGACCTTGCTTGCAGCCGTGCCATAATTTTCTAAAACAATGGTGCCATTTACTATTTTTTGTGTGATAGCGCCAACAGATGTTCCGGCAGCCGCTGCGGCACCATCAGCTCCCTTTTTGGCGGCATCTGATGCTTGTAATCTTTTGAACTCAGCTTGAGTGACTGTTTCAGTTGCTTTAGTTAAGTTGTCGTAATAAAGAATCTGTTTTGAGCCATTTGCAATAATTTCTCCTTGAACTTCTCCAATACGCTGTACTCCAGAAACGCTCCTGGTGTTGGCCTTTTCGGCTGCTTTCATTCTCTCGAACTCAGATTTAGCAACTTGCTGATTGGCACCTTTAAGCCTATCGTAGTATAAAACAAGCTCTCCGCCCGGTCCCTTAATCGTGCCATATACTCGACCAATACGGCTAACTGTTTCACCTGCTTTATTTACTAATGATGATCCGAGTTGCTTGTAGGTACCAAGTATTTCGTCTGCGTAATCAGCAAACTCTTTTTCTGATTCCTTAAGTTTTTTGGGATCAGTGCCTGTTATACTAGCGTATTCCTTGGCAGCTTTTCCTAAGTTTTTAGGCTCAATTTTTGCTAACCGAGCTAAGGCTGTTGCTGTTATTTCTAGAGATTCAGCAGCTTGCTGCATTACATCAACTAATCTCGCGGCATCTCTCCTTGTTTCTACGAATTCTTGCATTGATTTTAGCAATGCAACCTGCGAAGAATAGTCTAATTTTGGCGTAAACTCTTCATTGCCAGGAATTTGTCTAACTTTTTGTAATTCTGTGGCAAAATCTTCTCGAATTCGAGCTGCGGCTTGTTCAAATTCTGCAGCACTGAAGAATTCAGGTTTTTGAAGTACTAGGTTTGAAAGACCAGAGCGAGCTTCTTGTAAAGTTTTTGTTAATTCCCTGCCTGCTTCTACTATCTTGGCGGCTCCATCCCTGGTAGCAGTTAAATATTCAGCCGCTGCCTGCTTGATATACTCGCCAGCTTCCTGCGCAAATTTTGGATTTTGGGCAACAAGATCTTTTGCTCCTTGAACTTTTTCCAGAAAATTCTTGCCAGCAGTGTCTAGATTGGTGCCTATTTGTGAGACAAGCTTTAATGTATCACGGACAGCTCCTGGTCGTAAGTTTAACTCAAGCTGAGCTTCGGTTATTTTTTGCTGGATATCAGCAGCTTCTATTTGAATTTGCCATTTCGTCTTGCTTAAAAATTCAATGATATCTTTCAGTCGGTTCGCTTTGTTTATATCATCATCATAGCCCTTTCTGCCTTTATTTATAGTAAGATCATACGTCTTAGCGCCCTCTTGTAAATCATCAACTATTTTATTAAGTTGTATTAGACTAGAAAAAGCCTGCCTAGCAGGATCGTAAATCCTGCCAGTAGCATCTGCTATTGCTTTGGCTCTAGCCTCAATCGGTGCTAATTGTTTATCTGTTTGCTCTAGCTGGTTGTTTATTCTTCTTTCTGCATCTATCAGGTTGTTGTATTGATTGATAACAGCTTTTGGTGTGATTTGCCCAATTTTTACGGCTTTACCGTTAAGTATCCCGTATCTGTTCTCCAATTCAGCCTTTGTCTTTTCTAATGCTGCTTTTTGAGCTTCAAGATCCTTTGCTTGATTTTCCAAACGCGTAATTTCTCGCATAACAGCCGGATCGGGTCCATTCTTATTGTCTGGGCCATATTGCTGCATCACTAAACTAGAGATTTTTGTTTTAAGCTCGCTAATCTTTTTACCTAGTTTATCTGTCTCTACCGAGCTTTTTGCAAATTTAATGACATCAGGGTCAAGGTTATTTAACTCTACCCTGGTGGCTTTTGCTTGTAGTCTCAAGTTATCAAGCTTATCTTTAAGATTCGTAACTGCAGTCGATAGTATACTGAAATTAGAACCTATCTTGACGTCAACTTCAGTAGTATCTTTTTTATCTTTCTTTAATGCTTCTTTTTGTCTGATTAAATCCTCTATAGCAGATGCAAGCTGATTCGCCTTACCAACCTGCTCGGCTGCACCCTTGCCAAACGCATATAAATTGTTATTTAATTCTTTGATTTTTTCTCTTCCTCCATCTGATGCCGTAGTTAACGCAAGGATGACAGAGGTAAGGCCTCCTATAGCCGCCCCTGCGGCCGCCGCCCCTGGCGCCGACAGCCCAGCACTAAATAGGCTTAAGGCTGCTCCAGCAGTCGCGCCAGCTCCGGCGCCGGCCAAGAAAGCCTGAAAAAGCCCGCCAACAACACTTTTTGTCTTCTCTGCTTGCGTGCCCACTTGAACGAACACAGGGTTAAGACTTTTATAAAGCAACCCAGATACATAAGTAACAGCATTGCCAAATTGACGCCACAATAATTCAAATCCAGAAAGTTCTTTATTCGAAGTAGTATTAATTGTACCTTTTAATTTTAACAAGGCCTCATCAAGAACCTTGACATTATCAGCACTTTCTTTTATTATTGTTGCAGTAGATTCATTCGCATCATTATATGCTTTTGTCGCAATCCCAGCAGCAATTAGCGCAATCTCAATAGGCCCAAGAGATGCAAGCAACCCGCCAATAGCGCTGACAAAACCCTTGGCACCTTTGACTACGGCTGATCCCAAGCCTTTGAATCCAACTCCAATTACTTCAAGGGATTTAGATAATCCAGAAGTAAATCTATTCGTCTTTGCTCCCTGCTCTTCTAAAGCTTTGTAAGCTGACTGTAAATCATCCGCACTAGCTCCAACCTTTCGTTGTCTATCTTGTAAATTCGTTAGCTCTAGCTGTAATGTTTTTATTTCTTCTCGCAAGCTCATCATTTCTCGTAATTGAGCCGCACTGCGTGTACTTACTGCTCCCTTCGTTCCTGTTGATTCCAGGCTTTTTAGCTTGCCTTGAAGGGATGATATCCGCTTTTCTGTATCTGTTATTTCTACTCCAAGGCCTCTATAAATTATTCTTGTATTATTCAGTGCTATGCCTGTAGCCCTTAACTGGTCAGTCAGGTCAGCGTTAGGTCCGGTTGCCCTAGCAAATAAGCCAGATAAATCCGTTTCTTTTGCTGCTGTTGTTTCAATATCAGCTATAGACTTTGCTAGCTTTGCCTTAGCATCATTAAGTTGATCTGTTAATACCGTTAACCTTTTCTGTGGTTCTCCAGCTATTTTAAAGTCAATATCGATCAAGGCTTCCACCATTAAATCTTTACCCATCCTGGCAAGATTGGGTATGTAGTCACGGTTTCTTCTGTTTGTTATACCTTGTTTTTTCGCTTCCTCTAGAAGGTCTTTCTTGGTGAATCCCATCAACTCTTGCTTCCTTGTGCTTGCAAGCCTGCTAGGTCTTACGTTTAATGATTGAGCTAATTGACGCGTGCGCTGCCATTGCCTTTCCTCTATGCCAATTTGACGTTGCAATACTTCAACTTCTCTTTGTCGTTCATTAACTATTGAACGTAATGTTTTTAGCTTTAAACTATTCTCGGTCCTTTCCTTTGCTAAGCGATCACTGGCTTCTTTAGCTAAAGCGCGTTCCGCTTCCTGACTTGCTATTGCTTCATCTCTTCGTGTTTTTAATGCTTTCGATTTGGTCTCTTGAATCGTTGGATCAGTCTCCGTTTTTTGTTCATTACGTAAAAAGCGACGTCGCTCTACTTGAATTTTCCTTAAAGACTTAGTAGCTGAATCAAGCCTGAATTGATCCTCCTCTGTTAATCGGCCACCATTAGCTGCTTGTCTACGGAGTAATTTATTTCTTGTTGCTGCTCTTTTTGCATATTCAGCATCTATTTGATCTAATGTGGTCCTAGTGTTTCTGAGGATCGCTCGATTAGCAATGTCTTCTTCTGTTACACGCTGGTCTCTCGCGTTACTCTCGCTTGCTTCTCTTTGCTTACTTAATTTTTTTTCTTCTTCGGCTCTTTTCTTTGATTCTTCTATTGAAGGTATGCTTGATTCAGTTATTGCAGTTTCATAAGGTTTTAATAATTCTTTTCTTATTTGAGTTAGATCTTTCCTTGTTTTATCTAATTCAGGTCTTGCTGAACCTTTAAAAGCATCACCAAGCCTTCCCCAAAAAGTATCAACGCCAAAAAATATTGTCGTAAATTCCTTGCCAGTTCTTTTTAATGCCGGTAAAAATTTACCTAGTAAAGCGATGGATGATAATTCAATTAGCCCAGGTATTTTAGCTATAGCGTCGATAAATGGTGTGACAAAACCTGCTAAATTAAGAAGGACTTGACCAATAGCTAGTATCAATTCTAGGACATTGATAAATGCATTGCCGAATGATCCAATAGTACTTACTAGATCTTTTACTACACTTGTTCCGGCTCCCAGAACATTTGGGACATCTAATGCTGTCGCAACAAAATCAGTTATGACTGCTTGTGCCTTTAAAAAATTAATAACTAATGGTTCGGCAATCTTTGCAAGTTTTTCTAAATTTAACTGGTTAAGGTTTGCTAGGCTTGCTTCGACTTGAGATATTATTACCTCACCTTTACTGAGTGCATCGACGGCACTGCTAGCATTAGGCCCCAATTTACCAAACAGTAATTCAGCTTTGCTGAGTTGAGGTAAGATTTGAATTAATACATCAGATGTAATCTTGCCATTTTTTACTAATTCTTCAAGGGCTTCTACTGGCTTCCTCCCTTGAGTAGCAAGCTCCTGTAATTCCTTGCCTAATTCACCTGTTTTTCCTCCTACTAATGATAACGCATTAGCAGATTTAAATAACGCATTAGCAAAATCAGTCTTAAAAGCAGGATCAGCTTCAGATATTTGTTGCGTTAATTCTTCAGCTTGTAATTTGCCTTTGGCGAATGATTGAATGACACCGTTTAATACTCGACGGGACTTATCAGCATTCAAGCCAAATGCTGCAAAACGGCTAGATAATGATTTAACAATTTCAGATACATCCCTGATGTCACCACCACTATTTAAGACAACAGGCGATAATTGCTTGAAACCTTCACGGACAGTTTGTATATTTACGCCAAGACCAAGTGCAATTTTATTTGCTTGGTTTAAAGCTAAGGCTGCACCAGAACTGCCTTGGCCGATTGCTTCAAATGCAAGGCCAAATGATTGAAGATCCGCTAGTGCTCCAGTTACAGATTTAATCGGTTGAAGAAGAGCAGAAGTAATTATTCCTAATGACTGAAATGCACTTACAAGGTCAGATATGCCGCGTCCAATAGCATTTAATTTTGTTAGGTCAAAATAAGCCCCGACCCCTTGAAATCCAGTCTTGCCGGCTAGCTCAAGTTCTCTTAATTGCGATTGCAGCCTTCGTACTTTTACATCTGCTGCCGCCCATTCTGGTGATAACTTAAGGCCAATTATCGCTCCTTTTCTTGTTAACGATTCTATCTCTCTGCCGAATTTTGATATTTCATCCCTGTCTGCTTTTGCTTTATTTAATTGTTGACGGAGGCTAGTGGCACTGCCAGGCTGTATCTTGAGCTGCTTTTGATATGCTCTGGTATACTTATCAAGCTCTGTTCTTGCCTCTTTTGTCGCTAATGCTAATTGCTTGTCGCCATCACCAGTCTTCTCAAGTCTTAACTCTACTGTTTTCTTAACCGTTCCACCCAGTGCTGCATTAGCTGCATCGCCAGCACGTTTCGAATCAGCAATGAATGCTTCAAAAAGTCTCTTGAAATCTTGAGCTGCTTCTTGCGTCTCAAATTGAACCGCAAAATCAAGAGGCCTTCCCATCTAATGCTTTTACGATTGCCTGTTTCTAGAATTCCAAACGCAGGCAGCAAAAAGGGCCCGTCTCAGGGCCCAATTTATGTAGCAATCGATACAATCAGGCGTTGCTATCGATGTCGATCACATAAGGACCGTAACCCTCTAAAGTAGCCTCCCAGGACACAATAGAACCGGCTTCAGTCGATTCCGTATAGCCGCTCAGGGTGCCATAGCCATAGATGGCTTCAACGGTGCCAGTGGGGCCCAGACGGCCAAACTTGACACGCAGGGCGTCCTTCACAGTGTTCTGCTCAGTAAGACGCAGAATATGATAGCCAGCATCCTTGAAGTCAGCCACACCAGCCAGAGAGATGCTCCAAGTCTTCGAAGTAGGCAGCGTCAGGTTGAAGCCACCAGTATCCGAGTCATAGGTTACCACCTCTTCGGAATTAGTGTCCGTTTCCAGCGAAGCATTGGTTAAGCCGTACAGTCTTACAGGCTTGTCCGTACCGTCCATGTCGAAGGCGGTTCCTTCAACAGTGAAAATACCACCGCTATAGCTGACAGTATCGCCAGTAGCCACAACAGCAGTGGTGTTGATGAAATTGGTAGCATTGGCACCAATAGCACCCGTCACGCCAGTGAAAGCAGTGTCCACATCAGCTCCAGCAAGCGGAATGATGTAGACGTCATAACCAAACGCGGTTGAAATGTTTGCCATGTTGTAGCTAGGTAGGAGTCCTAGTGCGAGACGACAAGGATTAACAGCAGGCACCTACCTGCTATACCTAGGTTTCCAATGAAATTATTGAATCACTAGGTTGCCTAGAATCAGGTGATATTTGCCATTAAACTAAAATTGTTGAATTTTCTGGTATCAATATTTGCGTTTGGACTAAAGTCGTTAACTCGTTTGGTGTTGGTACAGTTTGAATTGATGTTGCACCACTAAACATTTCAATCATTCGCCTTGCAGCATTCGTCATCGTTGTCCCAGTTGCCCCAGGCCATACAATTAAAAATACTTGATACGTAACTAAAGATTCAACGGTACTCCATCCTTGAGCTTGTTCTGTTAAATAATCCCTGCGCGTTACAATACCAATATCATGTATCACTACTTCAAGACCACTTTGAGATTGTAATTCTGGTAATATCTGACCAGGAGTAATTATACTAATTGAATCGATCGGTGCTACATTTCCCTTGAACAAATATTCGCCAATATATGACGTAAACTCTATGTCGCTAGTTAATGCATTATAAATACTTTCAGGTGAATCAACCCTAGTTTGCGCCACTATTATCCTAGAATACTTGTCTAGGATGCCCAGTTTCAGGAATTCTAAGACAGGTATCACCGACGATCATGATAAAGTCGATGCGCCAAATGCATAAGCAAAATATTCACCAAATTTATTGCTTAACTTGATCAGTTAATCGTGCCAGAAAGCTGCTCACAGGCCTTCCAGCATCCATACGATTACTTGATCGCTATGCAAGCATTGACGCATAAAGAAGCTAAACGTATGTGGCGCCAGGCAATTAAAGATAACTGGAATAATTGCTGCGCTTATTGCGGTAAACCGCCAATTGATGACTTAAGCTTGACCCTAGATCATGTAAAAGCTAGGTCCAAAGGTGGAGAAGATCTGACAGCTAATATCGTACCCGCAGACAGAGATTGTAATGCCTCTAAAGGATCTGAATATTGGCTGGATTGGTTTCGTCGTCAATCCTTTTATAATATACAAAAAGAATTACGTATTCAATATTGGCTGGAAACAGGTCAAGTATTAGATGAATCTTATTTTGATAAATCTTGACATTTATTAATAAATATCAAGATAACAATTCTCAATTGCTATTACCTTATTATTTACCTCCGGTATTCTTGCCTTTATTGCCCTCCCGCATGGTGATTCCATATGCATAACCCTGTTTGATGCACTCTCAAGAGCAATTAACATACACTTACATACACAATTGTCAATTTTTGGTGCAAGTAATATCGCATCCTCAGATTGATAACATAATATCTCTGGTGCTTTCATGCCCTTACTATCAGTACATGCTTGCGCTAATTCCTTATAAATAAATAATCCCCATAATGGAAACTTTCGTTGCTTTATTAACTCAAGAGCTGCTACCCCATAAACACTATCTATCTTGTCCTTCTCTTCATCACTTGGATAACAATAAAATTCATCAATCATAAATGGCTTCTTTCGTGCCTTTCGGTCGCGATTCATCTCCGCTTGCTGTACAGCTAACATCGCAATGGGTATCTCGTTTTCATGTAATTCACGACGCCTTAATTCTGTCGTGTTGATGATCGCTATGATGATATATTCATACGGTAATAACCAATACTTGTCATAACTAAACTCCAAATCCCCAGGATATGATTTCTTTAAAATCCAATAATACCTGTCAAATGGTATTATTTCCCTTTCCGAGGCTTTTTTTCAAGTTCATTTACATCTACTTCTCGTGTCGTCTCCTCATTATTACCTGATCCCTCCGCTTCCATTAATCGACTGATTGATTTCGATTCCTCATCATTGTATAATTGCGCTAAATCATTTATAATGTCCGGATGTAGTGATAAAATATCACTTACCTTATACTCTGAATCTATACGGTACTGTACCATGCATAATGCTTTTAACATCTGCTCCCTTGATTGAATACTCGCTAAATGACTTAATAAATCATTTAATTCATCGAAATATTTTGCCTCAATATCTACAGCCCTGGGATCACCATTGCTTAATGCTGGATCACGTATAATACTAACAACAGCTTCATATGCTTCACTTAATTCCATCTTATAATGACTGGCAACCTTCCTTGATAATGAAATGATCTTTAAACTGGTCTCATCATTTCCTAGTGCTTGCTGTACAAATGCTTTCTCACCACTACTTAAATAACCTCTTCTCTCAATCGCAATCTGACCAGATTCCTCTGATCCCATATATTCAATAATAGCCTTTAATCTTGGCTGTACAACAAAAGGTAGTCCGCTCATCTGATGTGATCCCAGTAACTGTATAGTACCATTATTTTTATCGTAATTCCTGCCTTAATGCATCATATATTATTTCTTGATATTTGATGCTTGGTAACCCATTCTCTCCATTTAATACCGCCGCTATCCATGGCCTCGGTGGTATGTATACCTTCTGCTGACTTGATGATCCATATGGTGTAATATATCCACCATAATATATTAACCCAGCATACGGCTCGTCATAACTGATGTCGATCCCCGATGAACCATTTACTACTCGTACCTCACCAGATCTTAATAACTTACCACTTGAATAAATATCATCTAATCCATTCCTTGTATTCCATACACGTGATACTATCGCTAATTTTAAATTCTTATCTACTTCGTCCCTTAATTCTGTAATGGCTCTTATTAATGCCCTGTCAATACTATCGCTTAATTCCTTCACAGATACCTTCCTTGAACTTATACCCCCTTTTATCCTGTACCTCCCATATATCTCAATCCTTGAATTGATCGCTTTGCTAAATCCTAAACTGTTGCTGCTATTCTTAAATCGCATGTCATTATTGCGTAGTGTAATTACCACCAACTAATGTAATCGGTATCCCTGAAATCTCCTCCGTAATTATCTCGTCAATACCTCGCGATCCATACGTCCCACCAATTATCTCTATCTTACAATTTATTACCTCAGATATATCTCCAAATAATATCTCCATCCTGCCCCCACTCGTTAACCACTCCGGTCTTGAAGTGATATCATTAAATGTTAACTCATTACTTGAATCCATTAATGTAATCGTACTGCCCTCAGGTATAACCCCATACTGTATTATATACCCTCGATAAATAAATGATTGCCCACTATACCCTGGCATTAATCCTGGTCTGCTCGGTACGTCACTTGATCCACTCTTCGTGCCGCTTGATTGCGCTCTCTTTAAAAATAACCTTAAATAATACCTGGAATTAAAATCCGCTGTTAACCTGCCATCACTAATACTGATGCTTGCACTTCGTGTGCTGTAATATAATCCATTACAATTTATATACGGATATAATGGTGATGTCGTCATCGCTCCTCGCTGCTGTTACGGCAAAATCTGCAACTCGCTATGCCCCCTGTTACATATCCCGCATACTCATTGTTGATTGGCCTGCGTTGCTTACAACCATGACACATTACTAATGTGATCTGTGAATTGTTTACGAAATTTAATGACTCATTACTCGAATCATTAAACTCAATTTGTCCTGTCATTACCTTCGATTTGTTGGTGTTCTATACATTATAC